TCTCATGAGTTTTAATCTGTCCGACAACTGAGTCAAACAAATGTTTTTGGTTATGTTGTCCGTTCTTAATCTTTTCAGCCAGTCCAATCATCATTTCCAAAGACACATCCTTATGGTTTTGTTTTTGAACGTGGATATATGCCCGAGCTTTAAACATCTCACAAAGTTGTTTAATCTCATCGTATCGTTTTTCCAAGTATTCAATACTTTCAACACAATAAGTTTTAACAGTCCGAACAGATTGGTGATTGTCTCTCTCACCTTCAGGTTGGTCCTTCTTTCGTTTGAACACGTAGAGCATATAAAAGTCTCCCTCGTTTTCAAAGTTTAATAATGGTTTTATCAATTCAATATTATCAATCATTTTACAAAACTTTAAATGCGTGTTTAATAACTCTTTTTTTCATTTTAGCGTCTTCTTCATTCCCAACAACTTCTCCATTGATGATTGAAAAGGCGTGCCCATTAACAACCACAAGATATCTACCAACAGGATATTTCTTGATGAAGGTTCCAGTTGTCATTTTTCTTTTAACTACCTCACCTTTTACTTTAACGTTATAAGCCATATGTCCGTATTGGTCACCCATGCTTTCAAATGACTTTAAATTAATGTCTTGTCCATCATTTTCCATACGTCTCATCCCTCCAACAAAGAATTTTGTACCTTTACGGTTTTCACGACGAAACTTAACTCTAACAAATTCGTGAGCTCTATCATAATGCATCTTAAATGCTGATGAGATAGCTCTAACTACACAATCATTACTTTCCCCCTTAGCAATTATAGAATCACCGTATCCAATAATCGCCTCCTTTGTTGGTATGTATTTTAGTTCGTTATTCATACCACAAAGATAAGAAAAAATTTTAAAACGGCATCAACCAAGGATTAAAAGGTATGGGTTTTTTTTTCATGTCTGATAAAATTTCGTCGATTATTTCAACTTGTCCTTTGAAGTAATCTTTTTGAGATGTATTATCTTTCAATCTTTCAGCTTGTTTTTTCTTTTCGTAGAGGTAATCCTCTAACATTTTCATACTATGTCCACTCATTTTTCTTTATTATAAAAAGGTTTAGTCACAAGAAAGGATATGAACATCCCTGTCCATATCCCTATCAGTAAACATCCAAGTGCTAACATTATTCTTGTTCAATTATAATGTTTCCACTCACTTCAACCAGTTTACCATTTTCACGATTTGTAAAGTAATATCCGTCACTTTCTTTCTCACTAATAACCTTTCCTGTTGAGTGATAGGTAATCATAGTGTCAGGTCCAAGAACTTTAATCGTAAAGGTATCTCCATATCCACCCATCTTACTCATTGTCGCGTCGGTACAAGATACCATTGTCGCCATAATTGTTAGTAATGTGAATAACATCACCACATAAAAATTTGATTTTCTCATATTATATCTATTTGTTTATTTTCTAAATTAATTGTAATGTCAAAAGGTTTTTGGTTGTGAGAATAACGCTCATCCAACACAGACGAGTTGAAGAAGTGTGTTCCGTTCTTCTCAACATAACCATAACCTGAATGGATATGTCCACAGTTGTGAATTAATGGATGTAATGTTTCCAATCGTTTTGTAAGCATCTCACATCCAAGATTAAAATCACGACGATTTACAACTGTATCCAGGATACCCCAAGCCGGTCCGTGTGTCAATAAGATATCCGTGTCATCAGGAATATCTTTCCACTTTTGTTCAATCTCCCATCCATTACGTGGTAAGTTGAATGCCCAATTGTAGAACTCAGGTTGCCAAGGACTTCCATAGATTTTCAATCCCTCAAACTCAACGAAGTCATCAATCAAACAAATAACACCTTTGTCGTTAAACTCACGAATCATCTTCCAAGCATCAAATGGTTTGTCCTCAATGTATCTGTCGTGATTACCAGGAACAAATACCTTCATCTTGTATGGTAACTCACTGAACCAAGTTAAGAAGTCATACAAATCTTCCCACTCATAACCAGAGTTCATAACATCACCGCTATGTAAAATCAAGTCACCACCACTTACAAGGACGTTTCTTTCCTTTGTGTGGGTATCTGATAATAATGTTACTTTAATCTTCATAATCTTCAGGTATTTGAGTGATGATATGTTTTTTCCACCACTCAGCAAATTTACTACTTTTAAACTTACCAACAAAATATTCTCCAAGAATTATTATTCCAATACAGAATATTACAACCAAGAAACAGATAAAAAAGAAAGCTTTAATAAAGTAAAACATATTTTTTAATTATTAATTATATAATAAGCAGTTACCTTTCTTGGAACACCAGGATACATATTATCAATTTGTGAATGTAAATCCTTGTCTTCAGTATCTCTATTGAAATTACTATTGATTCCAAAATCAAGAATATCAAAATGTTGGTCAATCTTTTCAATAATCTCAATACGTTGGTCTAAAGTTAATTCAACGTCAATTGATATTCTACTAATCATACGGTGTGAGGTATTGTGTGTCTAACACAGGTTTGTGGTTTCGATTCGTTCATCAAAAAGTTGTTGATGTACCCCATCATATTTGCTGACCCAATAGGGTTAGCTGAATGAACCAAAACAATTGGAAACATTATTGGTTCCTTCTTCTTGTCAAAATGATTCATCTCCAATCTTTCAGGATATTGAGAATAGAACTCATCAACCAAGAACTTAGATGCGTCGTAACCAGTCTTTTCATTGATGTTCGCATAATCCAATTTGAAGTTAGGTGACACATTGGTATGGTACTCAATCATAGCACTATCACCCAAGTCGTGGTCCAATGAAATGGTTGAGATATTCTTAATCCCAATTTTCTGTACCAAATTCACAAACTCGTGGTAGTTTCTTACAACCATCCAGTCCTTGTCCTTCGGTGTGCGAACATCATCTAGATAAATTCGTGTCCCCATTAAATCTTTTCCCATATTAAATTTTTATATTGTTTTTTTTCAAAAGCTTTGTTAATCATATTCCACGAAATTTTTAAATTTTTTGAAGCGTCATTTATTGATTCAAATATAGTAATTTTTTCAGTTAAAATACAAGTTACTTTTATTTTTATTTTTTTAGTAGTTGTACGTTTTAATGGTTCAGGTTTGAAAGTTTCTTTCTCATCTTCATAACACCAAGCATATCCAAGAGCCGATGGTAATCTTTTTTTAAGACATGCAGTTATAGATGTCGTATATTTAACATTTAAAAAACAAGCCGCCTCTTGTAGACTACTAAAACTCCTAATATATTTTCCTTGCGTATCAAATTGACAAATTATTTTATACTGAGATTCAATTATTTTTTTGTTGGCTTCATCTGTCCTTTTATGACCTAAATGACTTTCACTCAATTTTTTTCTAGTCACATCAGATAACTTAATACCCAAATTACTATTAACTATAAGTCTCTTATTATAACCATAATCAGGATTATTAGCCATCAGATAAGATATCCAAAAGGTTTCTCTTTCCAATAAAGTATCTTCATTAACTAACTCAACAATTTCAAATCTAAAATTATCTTTACCATTTTTATTATAAGACGATTGTAGATGATTATTAAAATGTTTATTACCCTTTAATAATCTTTTATGTGTCTTAAATCTATAATCAATATTTACAGCGCTTCCAACATAAACCTTATCATTTACGATATTTGTTATTTTATATATTCCGGATTTTTTTTTAATATTCATCATTTAATAATAAATATGCCAAAATATTAAAAATTAAACAACATCGTCCAAATAAATCTTCATTTTATTCCCCTTTTATTTTTTCCCAACCATCTTCAATTCTTTTTGAACCAACAGAAGTAAACCAAATCTCAAATGCGAAAAAGAATAACCACCAATTGTAATCAATCATTTCACTTATTTGATATCCTCCAAACGCCGATACCAATAAAATTACAATAAAATAGATTGGTAACAAACAGTAAAATACCAACCAAAACCAATTAAAAAATTTCTTCATATATTATATTTTTTTACAAAGATACATTAAACTTCCTCACTTTCCAAATAATTAATCATCATACTTGCCATTGAGTAATTTGTGGCAATTGGTGTGTCAGTCACATTACATATTCTTAACACCATTTGAACATCCACCTCGTGGGGATGTGATGATAATGGGTCAATAAAGAAGATTACATAATCAATATCTTTATCAACAATCTTGGCGGCAATCTGAGCGTCACCACCCATAGGTCCTGATTGTAACCTATTAACTTTAACACCGGCAAACTCAATGTGTTTACCTGTTGTTCCTGTCGCGTAGATGTTAGCCCTACGTTTGAAGAAGTCTAACCTCTTCATAATGAAAGCAACCATGTCTGCTTTCTTATTGTCATGGGCGATTACCGCAATATTAAATTTATTGTTCATTTTCAATATTTTGTTCACTTAAAACTTTGATAACGTTATATATGAAAACAACAATGAACACTAATAGTTCAAGTCTGACAAACCCAAACATCCATTTATAAAAAACAGAATCGGGTGTGAAATTATCAAACCATGGATAATAGATTTCCAAATAATATGGTAAGAAAATCAATAAAAGAATGTTTAAAGATGTTTTTAAATAACTCATAATAAACAAACTTAATTGAAAAATAAGTAATTGTCAAATTACTTACCGATTACTAAATCTTTTAACTTCTCTTCCAAATCAGGTTTACCCTGAGTTTCCTTATAATAAAATGATTTGACGATATTTCTTATATTCTCTTCACACTGAGCAATTTTACTTTTCATCCAGTCGTCTAAGACATCCCCATTATCCAATGATTCTAATATTTCATTACTTAATGTGGAAATTATAAAAAGTTGTTCTTTTACCAAATCATTATCCTTACCCTCATTAAGAGATTTTTTAATTACTTCAAGTTGTGATTCTTTTATTATAATTTTTTTCATACTAATAAATATGTTGTTAAATAAAAAAGGTGGTCACCCACCTTTTTAAGAACCCGACCATTGGTCGTCCACCACTTTGTTGTTACAAAGATTTTTAAATTTTACTTTTTACTATTTCAGTAAATGAAATTTGATTCTCTTTTGTAAAAATTAAACAAGTTTTAAGAATTTCATATGGAATGTGAGTAAGTTCATTCACTCCATTGAATATTGAGAATTCTTCCTTGTTAACTAATGATACATGAATCATATTCAAAAACATTTTCAATTGAGTTGCGTCAGTGAATGTTTGTGATAGTATTTGACCGAAGTCTTTATGAGTGATTGTTACTGTTCTGTTATTCATAGGACAAAACTAAGAAATAATTATTCAATTTCCAAATTTTTTTAAATAATAATCTATTGTTTTATCAAGAGCCTCGTTAAAATTTGTTTTAGGTTCCCACCCTAACGTAGTTTTAATCTTATCGTAGTTGATTGAATATCTAAAGTCGTGCCCTTTTCTGTCTTCAACAAAGGTAATCAACTCTTGTGAGTTCTGTTCCCATTCCTTGATGTAGTCAATCCTATCACAAATCATTTTAACTAATCTCAAATTATTCATCTCATTACCACCACCAATACAATACGTCTCACCAACTCTACCCTTGTGTAGAATAGTATCAATAGCATCCACGTGGTCCATAACAAATAACCAATCTCTCACATTCGTACCATTACCATATACAGGTATTGGTAAACCGTTAATGATATTTTTAATAATGGTTGGAATTAATTTCTCCTCGTGTTGATTTGGTCCAAAATTATTTGAACAATTTGAGATAATAACTGGTAATCCAAATGTGTAATGGTAAGCTCTGACAAAATGGTCAGAAGATGCTTTGGAAGCAGAATAAGGACTTCTTGGGTCATAGGGAGTACTCTCGTCAAATGAACCTGTTGGTCCTAAATGTCCAAATACCTCATCAGTAGATATATGGTAAAATAGATTTATACCGTACTTAACCGAAGCGTCTAATAGATTTAGGGTACCAATGATGTTTGTTTGAACAAACTTAAATGGATTTAAAATTGAATTATCTACGTGTGACTCAGCAGCAAAATGGATAACAGTATCAAACCCATAAGTCCCAAATAATTTGAATACCCTATCTCTATCTAAAATGTCAAATTTGATTACTCTGGCATTCCTAATATCATCAATATTCTTAGGATTCGCCGCGTATGTCTCGCAATCCAAAATAACTAACTCATAATTAGGGTATTTTTCACTAATATAGTTATAAAAATTGGACCCGATAAACCCGAGTCCACCTGTAATTAATATTTTCATATCAAATTAATATGAATAATTAATTTAATAATCAATGTAAAAGTAAAAAAAGTAGTCCAATTAAACCAATACCTTCACCAATTGCAATATTTCTAAAAGTTTTTGATTTACCTTTTTGTTTATCAAGTTTTAATTTAGTTTCAGTATGTTTAACAACTTCTTCTTGGTACTTATCTCTTTGAGATTTAGCCTCAGTCTCCATACTTGTAAACGCTCGGTTCAAATCTTCAGAGTGTTTTTGTTCATCCTTCAACTGATTATCACAATTATCTTTATAGATATATAACTGTTCAATCTCTTTCTTCTGAGCCTTTTCAGTTTTAATAATTGTCAATAACAATAACTCTTGTGTTTTATTGAAGAACACTCCTGTGTCACCTTCATATACAATTCTATGGGGCTTCAAAACTTGACCAAACGCTGTCACGCTGAACAAGATTAAGCTTACCAAGATTACCAATTTCTTTAGCATTTTCTTCCTTGATGTATTTGATTTTGGTGATTACCTCACCTTGTTTATTGTCATATGCAATTCTTAAATCACTCATTTGTTTGTTCAACACATTAACAGAGTCTCTTAAAGCTTCAATTTTTTTTGTATCTTCAATCGTTACAGTTACTTGTGGTTTATTAAACAATACGATAATTGCAATTAACATAGAAATGAAGACTAATCCAATCGTCACTTCTTTCCAATATTTAGTTAGAAACTTCATCATTATTCTCTTCTTTTGTTTCATCAACGATTACCTCGCTGTTATCTTTTGATTTTCTATAACCCAACAATGTTGCCCCTATACCTGTATAAATGATTGATTGAGTAATGACATCAATATCTTTACTTAAAAACATTTTATCAATACTTCCCATAAGGAAACATATACCTCCAATTATGACGATATATATTCCCATAGTACCACTACCTGAAGTTTTACCATTTGAATTTGATGTCATCTCAGCAAATGAAAACTTTTTGATATCGGCAATTTGTTTTTGGATAAATTTTTTCATAGTTTAAATTATTTTAATAAGTTATAATATTCTTTGAAATGTTTAATTCTGTCATTAAGCCCCAAAATTCCGCCATTAACTCGTTTTGTTACCGCAGTTACAGTTGCCTCATCAGCACCTTTATCACAAATAGACCAAAGTTTATTTGAATCAAAGAAAAAAGCTGCAGATGCCAATGGATACTTTGTTGCAACTAAATCAGGATTTGCAACTGTGTCTTCACCGATGAATTTTGCAAAGTTTGTATAATTTTGTTTTCCAGTTAATTGGATGTAACCTCTGCCGCGGAATTTGAATCCTTCACCTGTTGACTCATCCCCATTACCCATTCTTCCACCGTAAACACGAGAAGCAATCTTTTCAGGTTGCCTTGCATATGATTCATTTAAATTACCAGGAAAATACTTACCGAAGATTTTTTTAAGACCATCCGCAGAATAGTTTAAATTTTCTTGAACCGCTTTAAATCCACCTGATTCGTGACCACATTGAGCCAAGAAATGTGCCAATCTTAATGGGTTAGTAATGTTGAACTTCTTAGCAGTATCAGGAATTTGAGCAATTACTGCATCAGGAACATGTCCTTTTAGATTTTGTAATTTGAATTCAGAACTTGATGGGATAACAACATCTTCCTTAACCACTTGTGCTGGTTGAGTTGTTTCTCCGAACATTTTAGACCAAGTTCCTTCACCAACGATACCGTCAGCGGTTAATCCGTTAGACGCTTGCCATTCTTTTACTTTGGTAGCAGTTCCATTACCGAAAATACCATCGGCAGTTAACCCTAATTTTGCTTGGAGTTTTTTAACGTCTTCTCCTTGAGACCCAACTTTTAGTAACATAATCTTTAATTTTACTATAAATATTTATTATTTCATTTTTAAAAAGCCTCAACTTCTTCCATCATTAACTGATAAGCTCTGGCAAGTCTTGTCATTCCGATTCCACCACCAAAACGTGGGAAGAAGTCATGTGATAAGAATTCTTCCAATTCTTTTTCAACTCTTTCTTTTCCGAATAGTTCAAACAACTTAGCAGAATATCCACCATTCTCAATTGTGTAAAAGTTATTTCTCATTTCTTCCACATTAGAACTTCTTTCTGCCGAACCAATTGTTTCTTGACCGTAAAGAATTACGTCAACCTTATTGAATATTCTATTTTCACTCTCTCTCATATTCCAAAATGGATTTGTTCTATAAGGGAAATTTTGAAGAGAGACTACTGACCCTTTTTCTTCCCACATTCTTGTCTCATGTTCATTTTCTAAAATTGGAACTCCACCATATTCTTCACAAACATCGTCGTAGTTAACCTCAATAGGTTTATCAAAACCTAAATAGTCTAAAAGTTCTGATTCAAGTTTTATCATTTCTTTCATTCCACCTTTTGATTCAAATTCAAACATTGGGAAAATTAATTCATGTCTGCCAGGGATTGGGTCTTTTTCTTGTCTGTAGGATGTTGATATACAGTAAACACCATTCCATTCAGGATTTTTAAGGAGTTCGTATTCTAACCACATTTGTCCTGTTTGTGGTAATGGCCAAACCTCTCCCTGATAATTGAATGTTGTTATTGAGTGTGGATTTTCACATGCGGCTAAGATTGATAATCTCGATTGTGTTGGAACTTCTTTAAATCCTTTTGATTGGAAAAATGTCCTCATTTTTTGGACTAATTCATTGTAAGTTTTTGTGTCTTTCATTTTTTTTTATTTTTATTTTTTATTTATTGTTAACGTATGGGCAAAAAAAATCCTGACAATTGTCAGGACTTTCTTACTAAATTATATGTGTTTCGTAATTTATTTATCATACTTTTTAGTTAAATATTAAGAAAAGTTATAAAAGTCTTTTTTTATCCTTTTAAAAGGTCTTTATTTTTTTTGACATCAAAGTAGGTGTCAATTAATTTATCAATTCGTTTGTCAGTATATGAGTTGGATTCAGAAATACAATCTGTAATTTTGGTATCCGTGCCTCTCCAAATATCTGTAATTTGTCTTTCCAATCTGTCGTTATTTTCTCTAACCTCAGATTGAATGTATTGTCTTTCACTATCAATACGACGAGTCGTATATTCTATTTCTTGTGAAATTGTTCTCATTAATTGTTGGATATCTTCTTTCAGATTCCCAATTTCTGTTTGTTGTTTATTAATCTTAAACATACCCCAAGCAATTACCCCAATAAAAATTAGAGCAACAACCGAGAGCATACCTAAAACAAAATAAGTTGTTTCCATAGTTTTTTAATTTATTTTTTTTTGACTTTTATAACTTTTGATAAATTTAATTTTAATTAATTAAAAATTAATTCTAAAATCATACTAAATAAAGGAATTAATATAAAAAATACTATAAACTCAGTATATAATTCAAACATTTCAGTTTTATAGTCAACGAAAACAATTTTCTTTCTCAAATAATTTAATAATCTACTAAAAAAAGTAACAAACAAACATGTTAAAATAAAATTCATGTCTAAATCTAAATAAAAACCCTCATCTGTAAAGATGAGGGTTGTAAATTTGAAGTTTAAATTAATTAGTTTGATTTCACTTCTTCAAAATCAACATCAGAAACTTCAACATCAGGGTTATCCTGACCAGAATTCGAGTATAGGACCTCAGAAATCTTTTGGAAAGTTGTATTAACTTTTTCCATTGACTCTTTAATCAAATCGATGTTTCTTTCTGATTTTGCATTTTTTAAATCATTCAACGATGAATCAATATCGTTCTTTTGCTCTTCAGTTAATTTATCTTCAATGTCTTTGTAAGCCTTTTCAACTTGGAAGATTGTATTGTCAGCAGTGTTGATTGTCTCAACTTCCTCTTTCATTTTTTTATCCTCGTCAGCATTCATCTCAGCTTCTTGTTTCATCTTTTCAATTTCTTCTTTCGAAAGTCCTGATGACGCCTCAATACGAATGTTTTGTTGTTTGTTGGTTCCCTTGTCAAGAGCCGATACATTAATGATACCATTAGCGTCAATATCAAATGTAACCTCAATCTGTGGAATACCTCTCATTGCTGGTGGAAGACCATCCAAATGGAAACGACCAATGGTTCTGTTGTCTTTCGCCATCGCTCTCTCACCTTGTAATACGTGAATCTCTACAGATGGTTGGTTATCAACTGCCGTTGAGAATACCTGTGACTTTTTGGTTGGGATGGTTGTGTTAGCATCAATCAACTTTGTGAACACTCCACCCATTGTTTCAATACCAAGTGATAGTGGTGTAACGTCTAACAACAATACATCCTTAACATCACCTGCCAGTACCCCACCTTGAATTGCCGCTCCTAACGCAACAACTTCATCAGGGTTAACACCTTTTGATGGGTCCTTACCAAAGAACTTCTTAACCGCTTCCTGAATTGCCGGAATACGTGTTGAACCTCCAACCAAAATGATTTCATCAATATCACCAACAGTAAGATTTGCGTTAGTCATTGCCTTTTTACAAGGTTCAATTGTTCTTTGAACCAAAGTGTCAACAAGTTGTTCAAACTTTGATTTTGATAAAGTACGAACCAAGTGTTTTGGGACACCGTCAACAGGCATAATATATGGTAAGTTAATTTCCGTAGATGGTGAAGATGACAATTCAATCTTAGCCTTCTCAGCTCCTTCACGTAAACGTTGAAGAGCCATTGGGTCCTTAGTCAAGTCCAATCCATTCTCATCTTGGAATTCTTTCACCAACCAATCAACAATCGCTTGGTCAAAGTCATCACCACCAAGGTGAGTGTCACCATCAGTTGATAATACTTCGAATACTCCATCACCAAGTTCCAACACTGATACGTCGTGAGTCCCTCCACCACAGTCAAACACAACAATCTTCATATCTTTAGATTGTTTGTCCAATCCGTAAGCAAGTGCCGCAGCGGTTGGTTCATTAATAATACGTTTAACTGTTAATCCCGCAATCTCGCCAGCTTCCTTTGTCGCTTGACGTTGAGCGTCATTGAAGTATGCAGGTACGGTGATAACTGCCTCAGTCACTTCACTACCCAAGTAATCTTCAGCAGTTTGTTTCATCTTCTGAAGAACCATCGCAGATAATTCTTGTGGTGAGTACTCTTTATCATCAATCTTAACACGTGGTGTACCTTTACTATTTACCACTTTGTAAGGAACACGATTAACTTCACTTTTACTTTCATCAAAGCCAGTTCCCATAAAACGCTTAATAGATGATATTGTTTTCTCAGGATTAGTTACTGCCTGTCTTTTAGCGGGGTCACCAATCTTTCTTTCACCACCATTTGCAAATGCCACAATTGAAGGGGTGGTTCTTTTTCCTTCACTGTTTGTAATTACAACAGGCTCCGAGCCTTCCATGACCGCAACACACGAATTTGTTGTACCTAAGTCAATTCCTATAATTTTTCCCATAGTTTAATTTAATTTGTTTAATTATATAAATAATTTTTTATGGAGTCAACTCCGACTCCCAATTATTAAACAATGTGCCAAAATAAATAAACTGACAGAATGTCAGTTTATTAGAAATGTTTATCGAAAGTTTTTATATGAATGTCAGATAATTCAGGGAAATTGTGTTTAAACCATATTCTAAACGGGTCATGCCAAAGTGAAACAAACATTCTATTCAATTCTTTAACGTATGGTTTATAAAAAGAAATAATTGGTGATTGTTCAATCAAATCAACACCTTTATTCCAATAATTGGGTAAATAAATTCTAAAAATTAAATTATATTCACCATCATTTTGATAGACACTTATCGTCGTAGTATTTCTACTTCTCCTATCTCCATGATATAAGTCACCGTCTTCATCAGGGTCACTATATTCAACCCTATGCTCACCACCTATTAAATCATCTATATAGTCATAGATTATATTAAAGGCTCTAGCCTCTCTTGAATTTTTAATGTTAAATTTCATAACCCCAACATCATTCGGTTTTATAACTATAAATACTTTAAAATTAAAAACCCCCTCGTAAGGGGGTTTAGTTGTAGCTGAGGCGGGGGTCGAACCCGCACGGACGCTATGTCCACGAGATTTTCTTACTACTATAGTTTTCACTACCCTTTCGGTTTGTAGTCTGGACTATACCTTAACCATATCATTTCTGATTTAGGTTCTCCGTGTCTAGTCTCTACACCTTCCCTTTCGGGCTTGGCTCGGTATTCCCATTTTACAGGGTTCACCGAATTTACGGAGTTCTACTTAAAGAGTTTCCTCTTTAGCACTCATATTTTTAGCTCGGTAGTTGTCGGTAAATGAATGACAGTTTGGACACAAAATTTGTAAATTTTCAATCCTGTTGTCAAACTTATTACCGTTGATGTGGTGTAACTCTAATGGGATTGGTTTACCCATCCATTCTGTATTATTACATATTTCACAAACCTTTTCCTTATAGTTTAGTTTAAATAATCTATTCTTTAAACTATATGTACTCCTTGGAAGTCCACTGGTGTATGTAGAGTTTTCAACTAATATTTCAGATAAATCTTTTATCTTACTCCAAGTTTTACCTTTACCCCATATTTGTCCGTGAAAATGTGATGTATCAATTTCAAATTGTTTTATTCTCGTTTGGATGTTTTTATAATTTCCACCCGCTTCTTTCAACCCTAATTGAAATAATACTTGTCTAAAAGAACCACATTTTTTAACTACCTCTTCTAATAATTCTTTTGTATATTTTATATTCATACTTATAAATATCTAATAAACTAGAATATATCTCAAAGTCTCGCATGTATACCTATTTCATCACTCAGCCATTAAAAAAAGAACGTTTTGTGCGCCCTACAGGAATCGAACCTGTCACCCACTGATTATGAGTCAGTTGCTCTAACCTAATGAGCTAAGGGCGCTTCACTACTTCCAAAACAATTGTACCATCAATATCATCAAGCTCAATATTAAACATACACCAGTTTTAATTGTTATTGGTTCACCAAATAATGTAACTGACAAAATTGTAAACATTATTGTACCAATAACAAACCCTATCAATCTTGATGGCCACAACTGTCCGTCGAAGTGTTGGACCATCAAACTAACTGATGTCATAAACAAAATTGATATCGGAATACCCATCAACACAACCAACCACTGGTTATTTCTCATCCACTCAAACTTCCATCTTCCCTGTAGTTGTAAGAAAGTCAGTACTTGAGCGAGTGACCCGACTAACATTCCTAATAGTAGTTTCATATTTCTTTTACAAAGATAATAAATAAAAATGGATAAATCAAGAATTATCTTCCTCTTGTGTATGCGAGTTGGTAAGGTGATAAATCAAGTTCACTACCAAGAACGTCTTTCAATTGTCTTGTAAATTCTTTAAATGCATCTTTATCTTCAAATTGTTCTGTTGTAAAACCCCTAAATAATAATTTAATATCAGGTTCACTATCTTTTGAAAACTCAATGGTTAAATTCGGGAACTCGGTTTTTTTAATTGCTTCCTCAATTTTATTACCAACTTTTTCCAAAAATCCATAATTAACAGGTTCGTTGATTACTCTATAGTATTCAGGTTTTATTTTGGTAATTTTAAACAAATCTTGAATTTTACCTTCAATTCTTTTTCCCCAATTATATAAAAAGGCACCCATACCTTTCAGATTTTTGGGTTGTAAAAAAAAATCTCTATACCAATTTTCAGATTCCCCGCTATTCACATCGACTTTAGTTAAATCAAATTTAAAGTTCATAGTTTTAACAGAAGAGGATGGGTCACTTTTAATGTCAATAACCACATCGTGTGGTATGTTATATTCACGTCTTAAATATTCAATGACAAATTTATCAACAGGTTTCATATGTAATATAAATATTCCTTAGGGTCTTTTAATATGAGTCACTTTTGGAGTTGTCCCACCACTTCTGTTATTTGTGGGTTTGTTCACAGGTCCTTGTTGTTGGGTCTGAGGTCTTGGAGGATTATATATTGGTTGTGGTGTATTATGATACACAGGATAGTTACTGTAATACGGACGATAATAAGTTGGTGAGAAGTCTCGACTAAGAGATGGAGGTATAACTACATTACGATTACCATATTCTTCTGACGACTCAGGTCTTTTTGTTATATAGAATTCCTCACCAGGAATCCAATAACATTCATCGTCTTCAGGTCTATGTCTATCATCAGTTAGATTCTCAAAACTAGCACAAGAAGTAAATAAAATAGTTATAAATAAAAATATCTTTTTCATATCTGTAAATATAATTAAAAAACAAACCCATAACTTGGAGGGATTAAAATTCCGCTCTAGTTGGTCCTGAATACGGAATACCCTCACCATCATCTATTGTTACGTTTGGATAAAGTTGTGTCATTCTTAATATACATCTATCAAATGTTTTCAAAATGTCTAATTCTTTTTTTAAACCAAACTGTTCACAAAAAATTAAACCTGGGTTTAATGTACCTTCTTTGAATTCCAATAATCTTGTTACAACATAATTGAAATTTACTGGTTCATAATCTTCAGTAACTATCTCAATTTCTTTATCCGATAAACTAATTTTTTGTTCTATATTACTTTTAGTTATTGTATATAAATCTTCAATGTTTCTTAATTCACTTTTAAGTTCTGATAGTGAATATTTAACGTCCAAACTTTCTAAAGTTATACTGTCAAATAATATTTCATTAAATGTTATATCACTATTTTCATCAGTATTATATTCAAATGGGCTAGTGATTATTTCATCATAAGGATAAAATTTATCAGTTTTAAAAATACTAAATTTAACCCTAAGAACGAATGAATATTTATTTTGATATGTGTTTATTAACTTTAAGAAATTTTTAGTGGATAACATGTTTGTCAAATTAATCACCACTTCCCCATTTTCATCGGACTCAAATTTTTGAGATAGGAGTACACCAGAATTTAACATTTCTTTGTAGTTAATTATTGGTCGTTTTATTGGTGTCTTGTTATCCGCTGGTTCTACTACCGCAAAATCATTGTACATGACAACACTAATTGATATTTCAACGTTCCCTAAAATTCTAAATAATTTCTCCCCTTTATCATCAGTTATTGGGAATCTCAATAAATTCATTTCTTTGGCCAATTCTCTATCTTCCATTTTTTTATTTAATAAATATTAATAATAATTAAAACCCCTCAACATGGAGGGGTTAGTTTTGGTGTCATTATGTTTTATTTGGTGTAAGTTCTCAAACAATGTCCTGACCAAGCAGCTACTCCTAAGAAAATTGGTACCAATATTCCCGCTCCTCCAAACATTGCAATGTGAACTGCAACCGCTCCTGACATAACAGAAGATAATGTTAAAGCTCCATAAACAGATGTTCTTGGAATACAAAGAGCAATAACTCCTGCGACTTCCATAACCCCAACAAGAGCCATGTAAGGTAACATGTTCATTGCGGTGAAGTTTTCGGTCATCGCTTCGCTTCCCGTAATCTTTGATAATCCGCCCATACCGAGCATAAAGGTTACAATTGCCGTTAACAACCAACCTAAGTTTTTAAGTGTAAGATATTTTTTCATGTTCAAATTATAAGTTTTTAAATTTATTTTGTAAAGAAAATAATTATACTTTAAAAGTATTTATATATAAAAAATTATGAAAAGATTTTTAATTACCGAAGAAGAGAAAAAACAAATATTGGATTTATACTCAAAAAAAGGTTTAATGATTGAACAAGATTTAACTACCACCACATCAACCAATACTTCTCAAGAACCATATGAAAATTATAGATTTGCAGGTTGGAGTGTAGTTGTTCAGGGACAAAACATTATATTTATAGATAGAGATTATAATCCTATCGTTTCTTACAATGGTGATTTATCTAATTTAAAATTTGATGTAACGAAAGGGGTATTCTTGAATGATGACATGTTAGTTTTAGGTAAAGACTTGATTTATGATGCGGATGGGAAAATTGCTGAAGGAGAAATACCAACTAAAGAAAAACTTTTAAAGTCAATACTTACCTATGTAAGAGCCGACCAATCAGAGATAAAACCTAACGAAACTAGAGCAATTGCATTTGCAGTAGGAATTAGTGTTAATAAAACTCCAGAGTTTATAGGAATATATCCTGGAATGTCCAAACAGACAGAAGGACAGGTAATTCAAGGTAAAAGTCCTAAAACCATAGTTACAATACCTGAAATTGGGTTCAAGGATATGTACGTAGTTTCAAATAAAAAACAATTTAATGAAATAAAATGGTTTGTTGATTTGATTAATAAAAATATTGAATTTAAAGATTTCGAAAAAACTTATGCGGTAACTTTAAATTCAGGAAACCCATATAGACCAGCATACTCAACAGAGAAAAATATACCAACAACTAATGAAACAGAAGAGTTTGTACCATTACAAATTGGGGATGCTATAAGTGACCCATTCGCTTATGATAGTGCAGATTTATCAGGTGAGGGTATTAAATTGTTAAACAACTTCGCAAAACAATTTACAGATAAAAAAACAAGTTCACCTAAACTATATCAAGACTATTTAAATAGTTTAAAAGGTCAAACGATTACTGTTAATGCTTACGCATCTATTGATGAGAAATCTGACGCAATCATGACAGGTGGATATACCGCATGTAATAAGCCAAATCAAACAAGAAAGGCATACAATCAGTGTCTATCACAGGCAAGAGCTCAGAATGTAGTTAATGAACTTAAAAAATTGTTACCTGACTTTTTTAGTGTAAATTCAGGGATAACATTTAAACCAGTTGGTGTTGGTGAAACTGAAGAATTTGCAATGGGTAAGAAGTGGCCAAATGCAACTAAAGACGAAACATTACCAAACCGTAGATATACAGTAGTTTTACCTACATTTAGTAAAACCTATAAAACAAAGTAAGTTATTCAATACAATACGGTATTGAAAAATCAAATTCGATAAAGAAATTTTTCTTATCTTTTGATAGTTTTACAGAACAACTTGCCATAGCAAGCCCTCCGTCATTAGTCATCTTCATTCGTTGAATCTCACTGTGATATTCTGAACCATCCCAACCTTTAATAACTCGGACAGCCAATTCTTCATACGTAGTTACAAAACTAACAGGTATTTTAGCAGCGATTTCTGATGTTGAAAACATTGGTCCACTGAATTGTGATTTAAAAATTTTAACTTTTTGTTTATCTACAAGTTCATCACCCAATTTGTTTTTTAAATCAATTGTCCAAATATCTGATTGGTCAGGATGAAATAATTTATTCTCATCAATCATTTTTTGGGTATTTGATTTTGAAATATTAGAATACAAAACATCTGACCATACCAACGAATCTTTACCGATAGATTTACGGAACTCAATCATTTCATGGAAAAGTATTTTCTCAAATAATTTCTCATCAAAATTATTGACATCAATCGTCTGTCCATAAAATTGGATTGTTACGATTAGGACGATTATTGTCGATAGTATTCTTTTCATAGTACAAATATAGTGAATATATTAATATTCCCATCCCATTATACTAATTTTTTTTTAAGTATATTTATCTAATATGTCTCTAAATAAAAAATTGTTAAGTCTGTTTTATAAATCTAACTTCCCAAAAGGTTCTATAGTAATAGATGGTATCAAGTATATGGTAGAACCTTATAACAATTTTGAAAAACTTAATATATATACCGATAATATTGCTGATGTTAGTACAACTAGGATAAATCAAATTGGCTCAATAGAAGAACTTGTTTATAACTTTTCTAAATTTGTAAATTCTAGTGTCAATTATGAAACATTTAAAATATTAATGTCTCATATTAATTTTTATACTGATTTAGATAAAAATGAAGTTTATTTAAACAATGAGGATACTAAAATAGTTTTAGATATATATGAAAATAATAAAGAAAGTAGTATAAAATTTAGAACATTTAATGATGAAATAATTGATATTAATTATTCAGCAAAGTTTACTGGTGTTTCAAATTATGAAACTGAAATAATAGTAAATGATATAGTTAAAATTACTTTTTTAAGTGTAGATGGATTTGAGTCATCTGATATAAAAAATGATTTTTTTAAATTATACGAAAATGAAGATGAGTTATATGACTCTTTCAGGGATGGTCTTGAGTTTGAGGAAGTTATATCCTTTTTTCACAGTCGTTCCCGTTTAATAGACTACGATTCAGATGTTTATGTAGTCTTTAATCACAAATTCATATTTTAATCCCAGTATTGTAAATCTCATCCCAACTATTTTCCAAACAATAGTCCAAGAAATCTTTTGGTGACATTCTATAAGAATCGTCTAAACCATACACCCAAGATACAAATTCAGAACAATACATTTTGTCTTCTTCGTGTTTTTCTTTTTTCTTGTTCCACTTACCAGTTAGTAATTCAATAGGTTGTTTAATTAACAATCCCTCAAAGTCATAGGCAGTTAATCCAACTTTACTCATAGCCTTTGTTGCTATTTTCTTTTCAGCAATTACTCTAGGTCTTCTCATTACAATAAAATCATAATGATATTCGTTAACCCATGCATCAAACGGTTTAACATTAACACCATTATCTTGAGCGTCAATAACATAAAGTTCATCCCATATCCAAATGAATAATGCGGTGTGGTTAATTTGAGATTTGGTGGCCCAACGAATTAATTTACTAATTAACTTACGTCCACGACAATGTAGAACGTCACCTGTTTTAAACTGACTTAAATCTATCATACTATATCTTTTGTTTCAATTAATGTATATGTAAATCTATTCCCATGAATATCTTTTGATTTACGACAAATCTTCATAAACTCTTCAAAGTCCGCAGACTTCTTGAATACCTGACATCCTTCAGACCAATTCTCAACATACGTTGAATCAGCACCTGCCTTGTGAATGTTAATACCATAAACACCTTCAGTGATTTTGTTCTCATCATAAGTCATATCCTTGTTGGCATCACGATAAACTTTAACGGGTTTATCCTGACCTAACGCTTCATATTTACCCTGATGTAATCTGATAATGTGTGAACCACGATATTGTCCCTCAACCAATCGAGCAACACCATCTTTGTTGTGGTATTCCATCACACCCTTCTTACCCGGGTCAGTGGTTGCCGGCCAAATGTGAAACTTCCATTGTCCATTCTCTTTGTAAGAGATGGTTAAATAATCATCAAAAGCATTTGTAACCTTTTGACCAGTTGCACTGTTTCTAATTCCAATGATGTTAACATCGTAACCTTTGTTAGCCGTGTCTTCAAACCAAACGTATCCCTTTGATTTTACAGCAGTTTCCACTTGTTCTCTTGTGTATGACATAATTTTAGTTTATGTATAAATATCATTCAAATAGAAAAACCCCATCAATTGATGGGGCTTAATGAAACCTTGTTATTTATTTTTAGAATTTTGTTCCGCAGTGTGGACAGAATTTATGTTTGTCTTTCTTTCTTTTACTTCCACAATTGGAACAATAAAGAACATTCACCTCTTTCACCTCAACAGGTTTCTCTGACATTGGCATTAATCTCCAAGTTGAATATGATGATGGATAAGAATTGAAATCCATATTAACAGATGTGAACTCCTGTTTTGAGTCACCACCCTTCTCAACACGACCTGTCTCTTTGAACCTGTCAGTTTGTAAAGACTTTTTTAGGTTTTGTGATGTGTTATAATCAACACTATTGATAGGTACGGAATAGTTTGTATAAAAAGCATTTGAATCACCTGCGAAGGTATTACTGTTAGATGTTAAATTAACGTTTGTGTTATAATACTTAGTATTCTCTCCCAAAGTTATACTATACTTACCTGTGGTTGTAGTGGTCATACTACCAGTCCAAGTACTATTAGTACCTGCCAACGTTATAGTTGGGTTATTGAAATAAACATTCTCATCATAAAATTCAACGATAACCTCACCATTGTTTTTGATTGCTTCTTGGACTTCCTTTGATGATGAGTTAACCTCATACACCTCAAATTTGAACTTCCTTGCTTCGTTCAAATATCTTTCCAAGAATACCCTTTGACCAGGTCGGATAATAATTCCACCACCTGATAGGTAATTTCCATTGATTTTTATTTTCGCTAAAACTGAATTTGATTTTGGGTTGAAGATTTCTACTTCAAATTCTTCCCCATCTTTAAGATAAACGTTTGAGCCGTTTTGTTTTAATCTTTGTTTCCCTGTCGTAATATGAGCCGACGGAAACTTCTTGAGTTCTGTGTAATACATTTTTTTACCTTATTTTATTGTTTATGTTTATTGAACCCCACTTCGTTGGTATTTCTCCAACTCAACTGTCTCAAAGAACAGGTGGACCTCAGCAACAAGGTTTCATTAATAACTATAAGGTAATTTGTTTTGTTGTGAATATTATTTAAAAATAATACACAATTATATCCGATTGGGTCTCAATGGTATTAAATTCTAATCCGATTTTTCTCTCAACCCATCTAGCAATGAGTGACATCGCATCATGGTATTCTAAAGAAAAGAAAGAAGCAATTTCAAACATTAATTTTCTTTCAATTGTACACCAACGGCTGCTTGTATTAAATTTAATTTGAGCATAATTATCATCTTTTGAATTAAGAAAATATTCATATGTCCCATATTCCATATTAATAAAATCCTGATTGTCAAGATACTTAAACACTATCTTTTCTATTTGTGATTCTGTGATTAGATATCTCATTCTATAATAAATACAATTATAAATAAAAAACCCCACTCTTTTGGAATGGGGTTTAACAAACTCGGGCTCAGCGAGCCAATATTTCAGGAAGGGCCCTTTTTAAAGTTGGTTATTTAATTTTAACAAACCATCTACGTTCACCGTAGTTGTAGATTTGACTGAACATAATTTACTGTTCACCTGTTGTGTGGCCACACAGAGCAGGGTCCATCACAGCTTACCTTGGGGCATTTAAACTTCGGTTGTGGTAGCTACTCCACGGTGAAGCCAAGGTTTCTTTCAACGGTGCTAATCCGTCTTCTGTAAGGTTTGTTTGTTGTGGTGGACGGACTCGAACCGCCAAGTCCATAGGAACCTGTTTTACAGACAGGCGAGCCAACCAATTGCTCAACACCACAATGTAGTATCGCGTATCGGATTCGAACCGATGGTCTTCGCCGTGAAAGGGCGACGATTTAAACCAGCTAATCTAACGCGACAAATAAAAAAAGATAGCTTATAGTGTCCACATTTTCCACTATAAGAAGTAACGACCAGTCAAGTTGTGAATCTTACTTTATGTCGCCTGCAACAGGTGAAACTTACTTCTATCTTTTAGTTGCGGGAGCAGGATTCGAACCTGCGACCTTGACCTTATGAGAGTCACGAGATTGACCATCTTCTCCATCCCACAATATATTGTCAGTCTTTCCTGACCGTCACCTTGCTCCACAGGTATGAGCCCGTATTGCCCTTGGTTGGGTTGTTACTTATTCAGTAACGGTTAGTACTCAGAGAAGGACTTGAACCTTCATGTCATTTCTGACTCGGGTAGGTTACCCTAGCGTCTTTCCATCGAACTAATGCATTAGTATCACTTCCGCCACCTGAGTAATCCTCGATTCTTTTACAAAGATACAAAATAAATACTGATTAGTCAAAATTTTTACACATTTCTTTTTCATTACTTGTATCCCATAGTTTTGGATTAACCATATGACAAGTATGTTTCCTTCCTGTTCTTTCAGTAAATTCTCTTAACTTTCTATTGTGGTTGTTATCAACCTTATACGGACATTCTTTACAACACGACATATTTTTCTGTTTTATACCAACTTGGTGTTTCTCTATTTTTCCATACCGCAAAACCTGACTTGGCTCCACGATAATAATTTCTGTATGATTCAACAACGTCATTTACTTTATACTCGTCAGGCATTGCCTTGGGTGGTTCAGTAAAACCTTTGTCACAAATGTTTAACTTATTTGTGACACACCATTCAATAACATCCTGAGACTTATGACGTTTTCCATATCTGTAAGTATATTCTTTACATAACTCCAATCCAAGTTCACATAGATACAAATAGTTAGACAGTGACTCACGTGTCCATATTGCACAAGGATGATTCTTATGTGATAACTTGTACGGTACTTGGTCGGTACTTGGTGGGTACTTGGTCGGTACTTGGTGGGTCATGTGATGTGCTCCACATAATAACTGAGCAGTTTCCAATATCATCTTAACAACATGCTTGTCACAATGATACTTTGCGCATTTTTCAATGTCCAAATCCAAAAAAAAGATATTCATTTTACAAATTTAATTAAAAATATATATTTATACAAATATGGGCCAAAAATTTTTAATTTCAGAAGGAGAGAAAACACATATTAGAAAGTTATATGGTTTGATAACTGAGGCAGTTGAACCTTACACACAATCTCAAAGAGTCACTTTCAATCCAGGTTACTATGGTAGAACTTATGCTGCACCTTTTTTAGACCCAATAATTGAAAACATAAAAAAATACCTATTGGACAGACCTGGTGAAAGATTTGTAGTTAATGTCGCAATAAGTTCGGGTGAGAGTCAAATACCTAATACTGATAATGAAGGAGTTATAACAGGTAAAGCAGGAACTGCGTTAGCTCCAAAACAATTGGCAATACAAAGAGGAGTAACAATAACTGATTACTTAAATGAAAAATTAGGTGGATTAGTTGAATCAGGTGTTTTACCAAGTTTACCTAAATACACAATTGCTGACCCAAAAATTGGTGATACCGCTTGGGTTGGGACTCCGTTCTGTCCTGCCGGTTCAACAGATGCTCAACAAAGAGGTGCTTGTAAGGATAGATATAAAGCCGGTAAAGAAACTACTTATAAAGATTACTTTAACGCTTATCAACAAGAACAGTATTTGGATATGTCAATTACTATAACTGAACTACCAACAGAAACACCAACACCATCAGTTCCTGTTACAACACAGACACCTACAATAAAACTTGAAGAATGTGCCAGTACAATAAGAGTTAGATTTGAAATTAAAAAACATAATTGTCAAAATGCTGAATTTTTTGTATTTGCAAATGATACAAGATTAAATAATATGGAAGGAGGTATGACCGCTAATTTAAATACCGGAACAAGTAGTCGAGGAATACCTAATGTTAGTAGTAACCCTGTTTTCCCACCACAGTTATTAAACCCAGGTTATGGTATTTTAACACAAAAATATGGAGTTAATGTAAAGGGAAAAACTAAAGACGAGTTAATTAGTGGGTTTAAAGATGCGGCAAGATGGGATGATTTTGAAATACCATCATCTGATAAAGAAAAAATATTATCTCAATCATTAGAAGTATCACCTACATTACCATTTATTAATATTTGGTTTGAATGTGTAACATCTGACGCTCATGATGATATTGTAAAAATAACAGTATATGATGGTAATAATAATGTAATAGTTGCACCATTTAGTCCTAAAGGTAGTCAAGGATTATTATGTACTTTAGATAAGTGTGGTAAAAAAATAAAAACAATTAACGATAGAATTGGTCCTTCAGGTGGTAATATCAGACAGGCAAGAGGTGAATTAATTACATACAAAGAAGGTTTAATGTCTAATTTAGGTTTAAGTGGGGATACATCTACTTTAGATACTAAAGGATTATCACTTGAGAGGACTAGAACACTACTTAATAAAATTAAAGATATTGCAACAAAATTTAATGAATATTATACTAAAATGACCGCTTCTAAATACGACAATGAAAAAAATAACCTAAAAAAATCATTTAAAACATACCTTGAATCAGAACTCACTCAATTTTTCAAAATAACTATGAAGTCTGAAGGATATGAAGAACTTCTTAGAAAAGACCCTACAGACGCTGATTCATATCCAAGAAGTCTTATTAAATCAGATATGGGTGGAGATTTAAAAAATAGAATGGATACTTTCTACAAGTACTTTAATACGTTCTATCGATTAGGTAATACAGGTGAGTTTTTGATTAACAACATAAATCAAAATACTATTTATAATATTAGTAAAAATGTTAATTCAGATATAACATAAAAACTTTGGGGTTATTTATAAAACTCCAAAGTATCCACTATCTCGACTGTACCTTTTTTGTGATACATCCAAAAGTCTGAACCCACAGGTAAACATTGTTGATATTCCAAATTTAAATTCAAGTCACGAACAAGAAAAATATTTCTTTTAACGGTATCGATTGGTAAACTTTTAACAATGTTTAATGTTACGTTAACGTTAACGTCATTAAATAGATTAGTACTGTCGGTATCTGATGCCGGAATTGAAACTTCATTAATAACTTTTGAATCATTACTAATTGGGTCCTTGGTTACCGCACATGAGGTTAACAATAAAACTGTTAAGAATAAAAGTAAGTTTTTCATCGTATTTGGATTTATTAAGTTTGAGGTCGGAGTTGGATTCGAACCAACGTTTATGGTTTTGCAGACCACCTCCTGAGCCACTCGGACATCCGACCTTGTTATGAATACAAATATAAGTCAAAAATCTTAACGAATCAAAATAACTTGACCTTTTTCTACGTGTCCAATATTTCTATCGTCTCTGTATGTCATTATCCAATTATAAACACCTGTCTGACAATAGTATCCACTACCATCATCGCCATTCCAAGTTTGACTTAATGATTTAATATTATAAACCATCATACCATCTCTATTAAAAATTTTCATATTAGGTTCATAAACTGACATACCCGCAATCTTAAACACATCGTTAAACCCATCATTATTTGGTGTGAACGAATTGGGAACATATAACCTATAACAAGTGTTTGTTCTAATGGTAATCGCATTTAACTCACTCTCACAACCCAAAGTGTCAGTTCCATATATAGTAATGGTATGGTCCATAGTCGTGTCAGGCCAAAGAACATTTAATTCAAAGTCAGTATCAGGTTGTAAAACACCATCAACGTGCCAAGTATATTCTATACCAACACTATCAGGAGCCAAATAAGTATGATTATAAGGGTCAATACAAAAATCAATAAAGTTTGATTGAGCAAATATTTCAGGGGCTTCAAACTTTGGTCTCACATAAATCTCAACGGAATCAACAACAGGACATCCATATATGTTAACAAAATATAATGGGTGGTATGTTCCTGAATTAAATCCAGTGAAAACATTACCAACCAAGTTTTCCCCATTCCAAAATCCACCTGAAGGACTTGCAGATAGTTGAACGGTTTCTTCCAAACAAATACCAATATTGTCTTGTCCAAAAGTAATCAAAGTATCTACAACAGTTATCGTTGTATCAATAATGTTACCAATACATCCGTCAACAGTTGTTTCTTGTACCGATATAACATAATTACCCGGTACCCCACCCCATTCAACATCAATAGTATTTGTTCCGTTTTCAGTCATAGTACCTCCACCAGAAATAGTCCAATCATATGTTGAACCAACAGTGTTTACAACAGAGTATGTATCAGTAAGTCCAACACATACCGTATCCATTGGGACATCAATGGGTGAAGTCACCACATCTCCCCCAAGAACAGTTCCATTGAAAACCTGAAACGGAGCGTCAAAACAAGATTCAGTTCCCCAACTACCCATAGTTCCGTCAGCATATGGTGTGACTTCTATCAATAAAGATAAAGGGTCACACTCATCGGTAACTTGTAATTGAACACAAAAAGACCATAAACAATCAATACCAAAGTCCCCCCAATCATTACCAGGGTTTCCATCAATAGTTCCTTGAGGTCCCTCATAGAAATAACCCGGTCCAACAGTTAATGTTCCCGTATTATTTGTTACACTTTCAGACCATAACCATTGTTGAGGTGGAACTGCCCCACCACAATCATCAGGGCCTGAAATAGGACTATGTGATACCCATCCCGGTCCCAAAGTTAATCCAAACCCCTCAATCCAATTGGAACCAAAGTTAGTTCCGTTCCAACCGTTCATCGTGTAACACATAGTTACAACAGTTCCAGGTTCGTAAGTACCATTAGTAGGTGATGGAGTTAATGTAAAAGATTGGACCCCAACACATTGTGAAAGGACAATATTGGGTATTAATAATAGGAAAAATAGGATTGTTCTCATGCCGATAAATATCAATATAGATACAAATAAGATTATAATAGTTGTACCCCCTGAGAGACTCGAACTCTCACCCTAAGACATCGTTCTAAGCGATGTGCGTCTGCCAATTCCGCCAAGGGGGCAAGTTCCCCACCCTGAGATTATGGTGAGTAGTCATATCGGTTTTTTCCTATTTGTAAAAACCTGCTGGGCATCCCCGTTAAAAAAAGTCAGACTACGTGGCGGTGTGTCAGGACCGTTACTCCACGGCTGGGTACTATCGGCATTTCCCAGTCTATACCGAGTCCATTGTTAAATGAGTCTTGGACCAAAGACTGTTGAGTATCTCTTACTCATTGTAGTCAGAACAGGACTTGAACCTGTAAGTTAATACCAAAGCTCCACGATATTAACCATTGCTTTGTAGGAACTTTCTAATGTGCGTCTACCAAGTTAACATTGACCCCGTAGTGGATTCTAACCACATTGTTTTTACCTCTAGAACGGGGTTGTTAACATTCCGCCACCTGACTATATTTTATTTCAATAACCTAGACCAAATCTTAATTACCATATCTCTTTGTGGTGATGGTTTTAGTTTCGACCACCTATCTATCCAATTCTTTATTTGTTCCTGTGTCATTCTTATTTAATTTTTTAGTCAGGACCAATTGCCACCTGACTATATTAAAACACCCTTATCTATCCAACTTACAGGTGTTATGGCTGTCCTCATTGCTGAGTTAGGAATAAACTGTCTTGCTCCCCTTCATGATGGGTTTTACCGACCTTAGTAGTCAACTAGAAGGTAATATATATACAAACCTTCAACTCTCCCCTATGGTTATCATACCATTTCTCATCGTATGGGACATACTATCTGATGATTAGTCAGAACGTGTAGTCAGAACAGGATTTGAACCTGTATGTATTAGTTTTAGAGGAATATAACTTATCGGATTTTACCTCAATGATATAACCGTTCCGTGGGTTATCTAATACTACATCTTAGCGTCTAACCAATTCCGCCACCTGACTATATTACTATCAGCTCTTCGGCATTCTACTCCCCGCAACACGGAATTGTATCTTACTTAGCCCATCGTCAGCGGTATGGGTACCGAAGTTCACTAATAGTTGAGGATGAGAAGTCCTCTGTGTTGTAAGCATATTGTTACTTTTAACAACTTCCTTTTTTATCAATACCTCCTTTCTCAAGGAAACAACACCGCAAAAGACCTACCCTGGGACGCTGTTCTTATGGGTAGCGTAGTAGGTACTTTAGTAGTCAGGGCCGGACTCGAACCGGATAAGTAACCTTACTTCTAATGGAATCTCCAAGTG